AAGTAAATCCACCACATCGGAGGTTAGTGTCTCAGTGGCTTGTCCTTGGGTCAGAGTTATCGTGGCTTGCCGCACTGTCCAGAGGTTTATGCCTCTGTTCGCCCAATCTGCAAACATCAAGTTCATGGACCGCCGCGCAGTACGAGCATCATAGCCGGTGCGAACCTCTAGTCCACACCGCTCATAAGCCTCTTCGATAATGTCAGAGACATCAAGGTTGAAATCTCTTGACCCAGACGTTGCCATTACATTCTTCCTCTAGGCTTTCGTGTAGGAACAGAACCCTGCATCATGTTTCCAAGATTTTGCGCAAATAGCTGCGCTCTTTTTACATCTACATTGCCACCCATCTGATAACCCATAGCCATGGCTTTGCGTGGACTGACCATGCCACCATCCTTGTAGCCTTTTTTGTCCTTTTTCATGCCCTTCATGACTTTTTTCTCCTTCTAACGGATTTAACTCTTTTAGGCTTACCAGCAGGCTGACCCAAACGCTTCTTCTGAGATATCCTACTCTTTTTTTCGCTTGCAGACAATTCGCTGGCTGTCTTTGGCGTTTTGGATGAAACCCGCTTAGACGGGCGACAATAAGGGACACCACGTTTCTCACCCTTCTTTCTGCCACAAGGCTTGCCAGTGCGTACATCTTTCCACTCTTCTTTGAACCATCGTTTGAGTGACGCACCCTTTTTTGTCTTACGAACTGCCATTAAGACTGCTCCACCGAACCTTTAGTTCTCTTCCGGCGTCTAGGCAAAACACAACCACAACCTCGAGCCACGGCGGTTCCCTTAACTGGTTTACCTCTAAACTTTCTTTTTGGTTTTGTATCAGCCATCAGTAGGTCTTACCTTTGCGTTTAGAAGAGCTACTCTTTCTTTTAGATGTTTTACTCTTTCCTCCAGTTCCCCAGTTCTTGGCTCCAACTTTTCTGCATTTAGCAATCGCTCCTGAAGCATACGCTGACGGAAAGACCTTATATCTTGCTTTAACTTTTCGGTAACATGCATCTTTTGCCATTGTCCCACCTTTAGTTATCTGTTGTGGTATAGAACTTCGCGAGATCGCCAACGCTCTTCTCCGATATAAATGATTCCCACATAGGCTTTATCATCTCATAATTGGCCGCAACTTTACCATGCGTCTCAGCTACTTCTGTTTTTAACTCAACGATGCTAATACCAACCCAGCCAATGAAGCCAACTGACAGAGTTGAAAAGAAACCAACAATAGCAATTAAAACTTTGTTTAGCATTTCCATCTCCGCCGAGCTGCGCAAATACGTTTCTTAGGCGTCTTCTTACAGCTAATGTTATTCGCCTTCATCTGTCCAGCAGACCTAGAACAGTAAGACTTACGCCGTTTTGCAGCGGCAGAACCCTTTTTTACTTTTCCAGTAACCGCAGTCTTCAGCTTAGACCCAGGGTTAGCTCTACGATACGCAGCCACACCAGCCTTAGTCATTCCAGCACCAGACTCGGTAGACCGGAAATTCTTCTTGTTGCGCTTTGGCATTTTTTTAGGAGCACGAGCCATTATTGTCTCACTTAAAAAAGAACGCCGCACTGGTGACGTTTGTCATCACGGCGTATATATCAGTGTTAAACTTTACTCCTTCAGCGGGAAGACTTAAATCACCCGAATCATTACTTTTTACATGTAGCGTAAAGACGGAGGTGCCAGAAGCTCCCCCGTCTTTGAACTCTATTGTACCTGTTGACGTATGACCCATGTAATGCACCGCCACAAGACGCGCAGGTCTTGCAACGACTGTTCCTGACGCCGATAGTGTCTTTGCATTTAGGTCAGAGCCTGCCATCAGCCAAAAAACGCCGTAATTGATGTGATGTTCGTCAGAGTCACATGACACTCATCATCAAAAATCATCCCATGATCAGGAATACTGACTTGCGTATCATCTGAAGTATTAAACACCATGTCTAACAGGGTCGCACCACCACTGCCGTTTTTAAATACGACCTGTGGAGAGCCACTAGACGCGGTCTTTACATAAAACGCCTTCAGACGAGTTCTGCCACCGTTTAAAGTACCAGTCGCCGTTGCTGTCTTGGCAAAAATAGAAGCAGCCATAATGCCCTCCTATTAAGCATTGTTGATGTTTTGAACATACTCAACAGTTACAAAACCCGCACCTGATGTACCCGCAGAAAAATCAATGAAGATCGGAACATCAGTAGCACCAATGTCTGCCCATACGTCAGAATCTGCAATCGTGCCAGTAGAACCATACTTGAAAACATTCGCAGCGGTGCCAGCAGCCAAACCAGTGAAGAGGTTTGTTGAAGTGCTGTTAGTGCCCATGCTGATGTTAGCGGCGGCGGTAGCTGTGGTGATGTTTACGATAATTTCTGTGATCTGACTGTTGGCAGGAATTGTAATGCCTGTATCAGCGGCAGTGGTGGACTGAGTCCATGAACCAGTTTGTGCCATCTTAACGAAACCGACATTAGAAACGTCTGAACCGTGTGTTGTGCCAGTTGTGTTTTTGATTGTTCCGGCCTTAATAGGACCAGAGAAAGTAGTTGTCGCCATGAGTTACTCCTGTCGTGGCTAATGTCAGATCCACACTGGATCTGTCAGGGTAACACTAGCATACACGAAAAAAAGCGAAGCCGCAATTAAGTCGGCTCCGAGTTTAGGGAGGAAACTTACATCTCGTAAGGTTTTTACAGACTAACAGAAAAAAGGGCGACTGTGAAGCCGCCCTTTAACCCAGTATGGAGGACTAGGATTCTTATGCGCCTGGTGAACCAAACACACAACGTGGGTCTGAGAAACCGAAGCTGTAACGCTCACGGGCCTTGAACCGCATGTTGCCTGTGTCGAAGTCTGCTTCCATCTGTGTAGACAGTGGAACACGCTCAAAGTGGACGAATCCACGAGGGGCATCTGTCAAGACAAAGAACGCATCTGGGTCTGTTAGGAAGTCGTTAACGGCGTAACCGTCAGGAAGCATTCCCATTGACCGAAGTGCGTTGATGTCGTTGTCAGCAGTACCGACACGAAGGTTTGACACCATCAGACGCTCTGCAACGAACTGCAACTGACGAGGAATCACCAGCTTTAGACCGCGAAGTGCGACTTTCAGGCCACGCTCATCAACGAATCCAGCAATGCTGATCAGAGCGTCCTCAAGTGAGGTTTCGTTCAAGTCAGCGGCTGTACCTGGTTCGTTAGCAAACGTGCTACCAGTTGTAAGCGGGTGTGATGCGTCACAGAGTGCAACACCGTCACCGCCAGCAGATGCACCAGCCGTAAACGCATTGTTTAGAATGCTGGCTGCTTTAACCTGCTTTGTGTGTGCCATTGAACGCGCAAGAGCACGAGTGTAGCGAGTAGAGAGACGATCATAAAGATTATCTTCCACAGCTTCTTCCGTGATCGAAAACGCTAGTGCAATGGTTTCATGGTTATACCGAGCGGTATATGCTTCGTTGGCATCGTCAAAATTGACGGCGGAACCTTCCGACTTAGTCGGAGCGGCGCCAAACCCGGAAAGCATGACCTCTTCTTCAAATGCTCGATCTGAAGACTCAGTGGTGAAGATTTCGGCGTGCTGGTTTTCGTACCGGTTGTACTCCATGCCAAACAAGGCATTGAGACCCGGCTCCAGCTCTTTCGCCAGTTGTGCGCGAGAAATAGCCATTTAGTGAGCCTCCTTAAACGCCGGTAGTCGATGGAGTACCAGCAGCAATACCACCATTGGCGGAATTAAAGCTGTTATTCAATCGAACGATTAGACCAATACCAGCCGCTGCGAAATCTTGATTCTCAACATCATCTTGAATGCCGATGATACGAAGATGCAAGGCAGCAGTAGTAGCGATAGTGCTGACACCCAACTTACCGGATGAAATGCCTGTGGTTGTTGAACCAGAAGCACCAGCCGCAAAGTTTGCGTTAGCGAACACATGAGCGCGTGCAGTAGCTTCGTCAGTCAATGAAGCGTCTGATGCGATAACAAATGTTTGCATTGGGTTGTCATACACGAAGGCTTTGACGGGATGATTTGAATCCGCGCCTGAACCTGGCCAGTAGTTTGAGAAAATTTTCTCACCAGTGGTAGACGAAACGTATTCGCAACCCCAGAAAACACCAACAAGACCCACAGATCCACCAGCCGCCGCGCCAACAATGTCAATAAAGCCAGTTGACAGCGGAATAACAGGGGATCCTAGGAATA